CCCTTGATCTCCCGTAGCTTCTGCGCCATCCGGTCTGGGGTGTAGGGGTGCAGTTCCGACAGCTTAATCGCCCACTCCCCACCGTCATCGCATTTTTGCGCTAATGACAGCATCCCACGCCAGAGCGGCTCCATCCCATCTTCTTGGGCATGGCTCATGTAGTGAGCTAGTTGTCCGCACCCTGTACCTTCTTCCGTACGCTTGGCGATCTGGGCGAACAGCGTTTCACTATTCTCGATCAGCTTCAGCGTTGTCGTAGTGGGCGCGGTCTTGGGACGTTGCCCCGGCAGGCTGGCGAGCGTGTTCTCGTAGGTAGGTGCCTTCAGCTTGGACTTGATAAAGGAGTCCAGCTCGAACAGAGAGAACTCCCTGCTGTGAGCCTGAAGAACCTTGACCGGGCGTGGCTTAGCCTTCTTGAAGTTGAACGTACCCGGTACGCGCAGTACCCTCGCGGCGTCAGCCGTGCAGTTCCAGTCGATGATCAGACCTTCTTGCTTGCACAGACGCTTAAAGTTTTCAGCTATTGGTTTCCACTGAGCGATAGGCACTTCCTCATCGAAAGGCCAGTAGATGTGAAAGCCACCCCCTGATGACACGACGATAGGCTGACCGAGTTCGGCCATGCCTGTCTCCCCCATGAACTTCTCGAACGCGGCAATCGCTTCCTGTCGACTCTGGTATGCCTTCTCGCCACCGAGGTCTACGTCCATGAACAACGACTTCATAGACTTAGCGTTATCGGCTAAGCGATTCTCAGGCGTACGAAAGTTCGCCAAGGCGAAGTACGCGTCTTTATTCTCTGCCGCAAACTTATTTGCAGCATCTAGCACTTCATCGAGCGTGTCGATGAAGATGTGTTCCTTCTTAGCAGTCGTGAACTCAGCAACGCAGTAAACGCCAGAGGAAGGAAGCACAGCCGCTAGAAAATCAAGCGGTTGCATAAAATCCCCTTTGTTTACGCGTTGTGTAGTTTTTTGTCGAGCGTATGTACTACGTTATCTAGTTCTTGAATCCGCGCCGCAAGACGCTTCACGAGTTCGCGCTGAGCTTCTATGGGTAAACTTTCATCGTCCAACCACAGGTCACAGTACTTAACTAGTTCTTTATCGGTCAGAGCTTGAGGTTGAAAGTTGTGCATAAAATTCTCCACGCATCGTCGGTTTGAGATGTTTTCTTTAATACGGCAATTACCTGCGCCACGCGCTCTTGATACGCTGGCGTTACATCGGTTGCTCCCGTAAACCAGTTGTAAATCGTTTGTCGACTCGCGCCGACTATCTGAGAAATACGCTGCATTGATACGTCACGGCGCACTGCCCAGCGCCCAAGCTCGGTACCAAGACCTTCTGGGGCGTCATGTATTGTTTCGATTATCTTTTGTGAGTAAGGCATAGCGTCCAAGGGGTGCCGAAGCACCCCTGTATCAGGTTAGTCGTCTGTATCCCATTCTGCAACTGTATCAGCCAAGCTTGATTTCTTAGCTGACGGAGCCGGGGCGGCTTTCTCCTTGCGGACTTCAGGCTCATCCACCTCTTCGGCAACAGCCTCGGGTTCGGGTTTTACCTTAGCCTTTGCGGGAGGCTTTCCTTCAATCGCAACAGGTTGCACGGAGTCAGTCTGTGCCACGGTCATGGTGATAGCACGAAGTGCATCAGCAGTCTGACCCTGTTTAATGGAAGCCGCATGCTCGTCGTCTGTCAGCCAGCGCATAGGCTTAAAGAACAACTTGGGTGACTCAGACTTGGTATCGAACTTCATCCGTGTCACAACCGTGTCAGGGCTTACCGACTGAGCCGCCAGCCAGCGTGCATACGCTTGCAGAGGACGATTCTCGCCTTCTTCTTTACCGAAGATAGACGTTGCGGGAAGTTGCAACTGAAGCACATCACCTTCGACATCGTTAGCCAGGACCACAGCAAGACGCTGAGAGTATCGGCAAGCACGCGACTCGCCAGCACCGGACCCCTTGATATTTTGGGGACAGGATGCACAAGTCGAAGCCTGTGGAGACTTAACAGACGCATCAGGTTTCTCACCATCAGCAGACCAGCAAGCAGGCGGCGCGGATGCTTCTGGGTTGTACGCGCCTTCATAGTAGGTACGCCCGATCTTCTGAGCGGCATTGACAATCACCACATCGAGGTAGCGCTCTTCGATGGCGGCAACTTCTTTACCGTCAGACATCAGACGGAACACACCACCTTTGATCGAGATACGTTTACCACCGCCCCCACCGCCACCGGTAAGAGCCTTAGCTACGGCAGATAATTCGCCCTTTTTCGCAAACGCCGGGACTTGCGCTGGGTTAAATGCAACTACGTTACTCATTTACATCTCCTTTACTTCGTGGGTTTGCGGACAGTTATCGTGTATTCGCTGTCCGAGTTTAGGCCCGGAGGTACCACGCCGGGATTTTCTTCAAGAAACTGCTTCATGTTGCCCTGAGCGATGCGGCGTTCCAACAACTCAACTGCCTCATTCTCAAGAACGAACTTCTTAAACGAGTCCCAGTCCTGCGTTGAATAGCGGGTCTTGGTACTCAGGATGACTGTGCCCGATGCGGTGTTCAAGGACTTGCCGCCCATCTTCAGCATGCGGTCCTTCAACTCGCCGGAGATTTCGTTCTTTACGCTCTCCAGACCTTCGAGCTTCGTCTCGTAGTCTTTGGTTAGTTCTTGGATCTCAGCGCGCACGTTGCGATACGCACGCACCAGCCTATCAATCGGTATTTCATTTGCTTCCATTTGCATGCTCCTTTTTATTTTTTACAATTTTGTCCAACATTTTACTTTCTGTCAACTACGGTTTCAACACCTCCTCGTACAGCTTGACCAGCATATTGTTATCCTCAACACGTTCTGCTAAGCGCTTGAACATCTTCCGCTCGATGTCACTACCTTGTATATGTATTACCGTCACCTTGTCGCTGGTCTGCCCCTTACGGTCTGAGCGCGCACAGCATTGGATGTAGGTTTCGGTTGACATCACCGGCCCCCAGAAGATCACCGTATCGGCGGCAGTTAGCGTAACGCCATGCGATGCGGCCTGTGGCTGGATCACCAACACACGCGGTGAGTCTGTCTCCTGGAATTTCTTGAAGATCTGCGTACGCTTGTTGGGCGATACGTCACCGTGGATCTGTTCGCAGTCGATGTTGTGTTGCCGCAAATGATTAGTGATCGTGTCCATGCTGTGTCGGTAGGGGGCGAACACCAACACCTTGCGGTCGGTTTCTTCTAACGCTTCCATCAGCACGTTCAGTCTTGGCGTACAGTCGAACTCGATGACCTCTGCGTTATCTGAGTAGGCGGCACCAGCACTTATCTGCAATAGCTTATTGACTTCGCCTGCCGCGTTCACGGCGGTGATTGTCTCGCCTGCGGCACGCACCAGCATCTGCTCTCGCAACATCATGTAGTACTTCTTCTGCTGGGGAGTGAGCGGCACCTCTCGCGTCTCTGTAATGACAGGCGGTAGGTCAAGGCACTGTGCTTTCGTAAAACGTATTGCTGGTTGCAGTGCGTTGTGAATCTTCTCCTGTGCGTCCATCTTCGGTAGCCACTTGAACATCGACACCTTGTTCATGGTCGTGTCCCGCCATGCGGTGAAGAAGCGCGGCACACCGTTGGGGTTGACCAGTTTGGCTAGGCCGTAGGCATCCAGCGGTGACTGCGAGGCTGGGGTTCCGGTCATCATCCAGAGCATCGTGTTCGGGTTGAGGATCTTCAGCAGTGACTTCCAGCGCTTCGTTGATACGTTCTTGTAGGCGTTGGCTTCGTCAGCGATGATTAGATCAAAGCGCCCATCGTTTACGATCTCGTCGGCAATCAGGTTCAGTCCGTCATAGTTTGTTATCACGAACTCATAGTCACCCTGCACCATCTCGATACGGCGTGCGGCTTGCTGATGGTGAGCGATGATCGCGCTACGGTGAATGATGCTGTTCTGAAGATCCTGCATCCACGCTGAGTGCATAATTGAGATAGGGCAGAGGATCAGACAGCGCCGCACTTGCTTCGTCGACATCAGGTAGTCAGCCGCCCACAGAGCAGACAGTGTTTTACCTGTGCCCGGCTCAGAGAACACGAACGCACGCCGGTTCAGCGTGAGGAAAGCAGCCGTGTCAACTTGGTGCGCCATAGGCTTAAACCGCCCCGGCCAGTCGTAGCGCGCAGTGATTGGCGATGGGACATTCTTGACGCCTAGATTTCTCAAGACGCGCACCTCATCAAGACCCCACTTAACTGCTACTTCGTATACACCGTTGACTTCGTTTACTACTTTCGACTTCGGGATTATGTTGTACTTCTCTGGGTTGCGCGTCCGAAGCACCAGCGCTTTGTTATCAACTATCTGCATAACCTAAACGCCTCTATTGTTTCAAAAAAATTTACATCTTCTTCTCTAACTACTTCTATGCGCCCATCACGTTTTAACCGTGTTGTTGCTCTGAGCCAGAAGTTTTTGTCAGACATTTTTTCTAGTTCAGAATCCAAGACCCACCGTTCACCGAAAGTTACTTCCCACAGATCTTCGAGTTCAGATAGGCGCATAGCCATCGCACCTTTGCCAAGCTCTGCGGCTAAATCTTCTCGAATTTTTTCCCGCGATGGCTGTGGTGTTGGCGGGGGCATTAACGGTGTTGATGAAAAGATGTTTTGATAAGGCGATGTCCCAGGCGGTAGTTCGCGGTACATACCAGGACGCACGTTCCGCGCCATATCTTCCCGTCGTCTTTGATTTAGCATGTACTGTTCGTACATGTCCTGCACACGCTTAGTCTCTTCATCGCTTCTTTGTATTTTTTGCATGTTCTCTTGAAACGATCCTGCAATTGCATCTTTCAGCGCTTGACCGCCGTTCTTACTAAAAATTCCTCGCATGTTATTGTCCTTTTAGTCTTAAGATTTCTGATACTCCTCGCTCTTCGCGTTGGGGTGTTATGTATGCCCACCCCCCGGCGATCTCGTAATCGAGTAAGCTGTTCTTCATCAGCGTGTTAGCTATCTTTCGCCAATCGTCGTCCAGCTTTTCTCGTTGAACCCATGTGTACTCGTACTTCAAATACCACAGATCCGCAAGCTGCTGTGGTGTTAGTTCATTCACTTGTTGTCACCCTGGTTCGCTTTCTTCGCGCGCAGACGCAGGTTGCTTGGCGTTGACTTTCCGCCTTTACGCAACGGCGTGATGTGGTCGATGTCTTTGCCTGCGCGATCAATTCCTTTTTTATCGTACAGACGGCGTGCGCGTTGACGCTCGTGCTGGTCACTGCCGGGACCAGATTTTCCGGTTTTCAGATCTTGCTTGTATTCCTTTTTGTAGTCGCGTGCCATGTTGGCTCCTAATGTTTGGGGTTGAACTCGCATGTTTTAACCGGGCACCATCCGCATAGCGGCGTTTGGTTTGGGTTCCAGACGTCGTGTTCAAAAGCTGAAGAAAGCTTTGACACC